GATGGTGCTGCTTCCCATGACCGCCACAAACGCCGTGCCCCCGTAGGTGACCGCAGTCCAGCCGCCCGTCGCCGGCAGCACCCGCTGGGTCCAGGTTTGCCCATCGGGAGAGGTCGCGGCAATAGAGCCACCGTTCGCGACCGCGCAGAACACGCCGTTGCCGTAGGTGAGGGCATACCAGGTCACGGAGGTAGGCAATACCCGCTGGGTCCAGGTGATGCCGTCCGGGGACGTCGCGGCGATGCTGCTGTTGACGCCAATCGCCGCGAAAACACCACCTCCGTAGGTGACCTGGAACCAGCCGGTCGACACCGGCATGGTGCGCTGGGTCCAGGTGACTCCGTCCGGCGACGACGCGGCGATGGTGGAACTGTTCACGATCGCGACGAAGACGCTGCCTCCGTAGGCGACCCCGGACCAGGATGCCGACACCGGCAGCACCCGTTGGGTCCACGTAATGCCATCCGGGGAGGTCGCGGCGATCGATGTACTGGTGGCGACGGCGACGAACACACCATTGCCGTAGGTCACCGACTGCCACGTCGTGGAGACCGGCATGACCCGCGGGGTCCAGGTGATGCCGTCCGTTGAGGTGGCAGCGACAGCGGCGCCGTTGACGATGGCGACGAAAGTGCCGTTACCGAACGCGACCGACTGCCAGCTACCTGGTTGCGGATTGGTCCGCTGGGTGAAGGTGGGTGCCGGTGCCACGCTCGCGGCGCCCCGGTACAGGAGCTTGGGAGTGGCGACCACTTCTAGTAGCCCCCCATGACAGCCATTACGACGTCGGCGGTGCTCCCACCGAGGGGCGCGACGGTAATCCGGGCATCGACCGCCGCGTTGAAGTCGCTGATCGTGGCGCTGACCTGGGTACCGGTGTGGTTGGCGCGAGCCACAAGAGCGGCGTCCGCACTGTTGGCCGTCGCAGCGGTGGCTATGCCGGTCAGTTTGGTGCGCTCGGTCGCCAAAAACGTCTTGTTTGTCGTGCCGTCCGTCAGTGTGTCGGCGGACTGCGTTCCGGTGTGGTTGGCGCGGGCTTTCGCCGCGGTGTCCGCGGCGGCCTGCGCGGTACTGACCGGCTTGTTGGCGTCGCTGGTGTTGTCGTTGTTGGCCAGACCGACGTCGGCGCTAGTGAGGACCACCACGCCGGCACGGCCGGCAACGCTGGTGACCGGTACGACCACCGGTGCGTGATGAAGTGGCATCAGCCCGCCACCTCGGTCACACGCGCGAACCCGTCAGCGCTGGCCCAGACCCCGGACAGTAGACCGGTATACGCCGGGGTTGGCAGCTCGTACAGGTCGCCCGGGGCGAGCGCCACGGTGTACGCGGTCACCGACGCCGTGCTTGCGAGCGCGAGGTACAGCACAGCGGTCGACTCGTTGTAGATGTACGCGCCGCGGCGCGACGGGTTGGCGGCCAGAACGGTGACGCTGGTGGCCGAACTGGTGACGTTGGAAAGCGTGGATGTGCCTGCCCGTTGGGTGACCGCGACAGTGCCGGTCACCGGCAGCGGGTCGGTCGCTGACACGTCCACGGCAGACCCGTCGACCCCGAACTCGACCTTCGTGCGCTGGTGGCGGATGCCGCCGATGTCGTCGGAGGCGATTGGAAGAACGCCAGGTCCGACAGCCGGCGCGAAAGTGGTGTCGTTGTCAGCCATCGGTGCCCCCTCTACGTCACAACGGTCACGGACAACGCATCCAGGTTGTAGGTGCCCTGCCCGTTGTAGGTTTCGGCCGAGGACAGCTCGGCCGACCCCTCGAACGTGCCAGCGGTAGCCGCCGACCACATGCCAACCCATCCGATGGTCGTAGCCGGTGGAATGTCGAAGGTGACGGCCGCGGCGATGACCGCGACACCGGCCACGGCGGGGGTCCAGGTGACTGGCTTGCGGGCGTATGCCGGAGTGCCGCCGGTTACCTCCGCCGTGCCGATGGCGTCGGGGTCGACGGTGTGCAGACTCAGGTACCCGGTGGCTGCCGCTACCCCGTCGGCAGCCTTGTTTTTTCCATTCGTGGACAGCGGCATAGTCGGCTCCCGTTTACTTGTCTTCGACGGTGCGAACCTTGTTGCGCACCACAACGCGTACCTTGGTGTCGTCCGGGTATTCGGTGCCGCCTACGGGTGGCGGTCCGACGGGGATGGCGGCGTCGCCGTAACTCTTCGCGTCCTCGTCGGACAGTTGCAGCACGGCTTTGTTGCCGTTGACGGTGACCGCGTATCTGCGCAATACACCCACGGAATGCCTCCACGTCAGATCAGAACAGCGTCGGCGCCGTACCGGGCGGCGTCGCTGTCGTTGAGTTGCATAATGGTGTCGGTGCCCCACGCGGTGACCAGGTACATTCGCAGCGGACCGCCGACCACGGCGGTTGGACTGGTTGCCGGGTCGAACGGGTGCGGGACCGGGCCACCCGCCCCCGCGGGACACGCGCCGTTTCGCGCCCCGCAGACGGGACAGCGGTCGTCGGGGTACGGATCTCGGTACATCGATCGTTAGGTGACGATGCCGGCCGCGCGAAGCGCCGTCAGGATCGCGTTCACCTTCACCGACAGCTCTTTGAAATTGTCGTTAAGGGTGCCCTGACTGAATGCTGCGCCGACATCGGCCATCGCGCCGTCCGCGGTGCCGGCGGTGCCGGTGAGATTAGCGACAGTCGCCGCCGTGGTACCGGCCTCGCGTCGCAGGCCGGCCGAAGGGTTGCTGTATGCCATGAATTCCGTCTCCCTGTGAGAACTAGCTGGTTCGCCTACAGAGCCCAGCGATTCACGCTCCGGCCCGGTGCGGCGAGCACCGGACCGAAGCGTGCGTGAAGACTTACGCGGTGAGGTCCACGGAAACGAACGCGGACGGCTGGATGACGCCGAACGCTGCGCGCATCTCCGCGAGGATTGCGACCAGGTTCTGCACGAAGAAGTTGGCGTGACTGTCGCTCATAAGGATGGATGACTGTTCGCGGTCCCACAAAATGCACTTGCGCCAGTCGCCGACGTAACCGGTACCGGCCGGGACCGCTTCGCTTTCGATGACCGGAAGATTCCACAGCGGGCTGTTGGCACCGACGCCGGCCTGCGTGGTGCCACCGGGGCCGCCGAAGTAGTACCGAGCCTCATTGTCGGTCAGGAGGTCCAGCGTTTCAACGTCGGCCGGGTTGAGTGCGTACCCGGTGGCGATACTCCGGCCGACCGTACGGACCTTGGTCTTGGCCTTGCGCAGCGTGGTCAGCATATTGGTGTCCCACGCCTGCGTCTGGATACCGGACGTCGCGGCCAGGCCGGTGAAGTTCTCACCGAGACCGTCACCGGCGATCATCTGGTCTTCCAGCTCCTCCTCCAATCCGTACTGGAGGAAGTTGTCGATCAGGGTCATCACCTGCGCGGCGTCGGACAGCGCCCGCTTGGTGATCGGAATCCAGTGCGCGATGGTGCGAACTGGCGTGGAGACCTTCAAGGTGGCGATACCCGACTCGGGCTTGACGCCAGTCGCGGTTGACGTCGCCTCAGCCACCGGTGCGGCAGCGTTGGTGGTGCCGGTCACCCGAACGTACTCCACCATATCGCTTGTGGTGGTGCCGTTGGTAACCAAGCTGCGCAGGGTCAATGGGCGCTGGAACAAATCCATGCCGACCTGGAGGCCCAGGTAATCGTTCTGCACGAACGCGCCGCCGGACGTGTCGGACGCGCCGGTGACCAGTGCCTTCTCGCCGCGGCCTGGCAAAAGCCGGTCGTAACCGACGGGCCGGGTCTGGATACGGTGCTGCTTGCTGAAGCTTCCGCCCGGTGCGGACTCCATCAGACCCTTGTACTCGGGCGACTCCACGAAAATGCCACCGAGGCTCTTGCCCGCGGTGACACGGGTACGGCCGACCGGTGCCTGCTTCGCGGGCGGTTCCGCGAGGTCGATGTCGTCGCCCAGGCCGGCCAGGGTGGCCCGCAGCTTGGCGTCGGCTTTGGCCTTTTCCAGATCCTTCTTCAGGCCGGCGGCCTCATTCATCTTGGCCATGACCTCGGCGCGCTCCGTGTCGCTGAAGTCGCGGTTTTCCTCGTCGGCCTTGGCTGCGATACCTTGGGCTGCCGTCAGTGCGGCCTTGAGCCGTTCGAGCAGCTTAGCGGTGTGGTCCATGATGGATCTCCTTCAGTCCTCAAGCGTGATGACATCGGCCGCGAGTGCGTCGATATCGGTGCGCAGGCGGGTGGAGGCGGGACTCGGCCGGGCTGGCTCGTCACCCTTGGCCTGATCAGGCGAGGGCACGGCGGGCTGGGTCGGACTGGCCTTACCTGATCCGTCTTTGCTTTCCAGGGAGTCAAGAACCGACTTGACATCGGTCGTGCCTCCGGTGATTTTGTCGAAGGCGCTACGTAGCGTCGCCTCATTCTTGGCCGACAGGGTTCGGCCAGCTTTGACCACCGCGACGTCGAGCGGCGTGACCGTGGGGCTGATGCCGGCGGTGTTGAAGGTGTAGCTAACAGCGACGGGTGGGACCGCCTTCACTTCCTGCACCACCGCGGCGTCATTGGCGGGAACCTGCACTACCGATACCTCATGGATCTTCAGCTTGCGCAGTTCGTACACCGGCACGCCGTCGCGCTCAGCCGGGGCCGCGTCGAGAACGTCATAGGCGAAGCTCATTTTCGAAACCCGGCGGCCTTTGAGTAGTTTGTAGACCTGCTCACCGGTCGGATTGTCGAGATCGAGCTGGGCGCGGACCAGTAACCCGGTCTCGGTTTCCTTGGCCTCGGTGATCGTCCCGATGTTCATGTGCGGGTCACTCATCTGATGGGACCAATAGACGCTTATCGCGTCGCCGGAGTCGGCCCACGCCTTGAGATCGTCAGCGAACGCGCCAGGCATGACCACGTCACCGACCGCGTCCACGTTGTTGAACACACTCGCCAGTGCGATGAACTGGCCGTCAGCGAGGGTGGTGTCGTCGGCGGCGGTGGCTTTGACCTGGACGGAGAAGCTTTTGGTCGGCATCGGGGTACGCCCTCCCATGGGGTTGATGCGAGGTGATGTGGGCGCACGGATGCCCGATGAGTGGTGCTGGATCGGCGCCGCGATTTACTCGGCGAGCAACGCGGACAGGGCCGCGGATAGCGCTTTCGGTGCGGGCTCGGCGGGTGCCGGTGCCGGCAGCGTTTCGGTCATACCTGCGATGACGTTGAGCGGCACGATCAGTTCGTCGCCGCCGTCTACCTGCGGCAGGTTCAGTCGGGCGCGCGCTTCGTTGCGGGTCATGTACGGGCCGCCAACGCCAGCCTGCAACTGAGCGGCCTGTTCTTCGAAGGAGCCGCGCAGTTTTTCGTTGATGTTGAACTCGACGTAGACCCGATCGCGGTCGGGGAGATCGGGCAACAGTTGCAGCTCGATTTCCTGTTGCATCATTTCCAGCCACGGCCCTAGGCAGTCCTGGTAGAGCTGCTTGTGCTGTTCAACGATGTTGCTGAATGTGGCGTGGTCGAGGATGCCGACCATGGGCAACGGCACGTGGTAGGACCGGGCCACTTCCTCGCGGGTCAGTTTGCGAGAGTTGTGCGTTACGAATCCAGCGGTGACATGAGTGTGAGTACCCGCGATTGTCACCGCATAGGTGTGCTCGACGCCGCCTGGCTCGACAGTTGTAACGCGAGACCACCTCTTGTCCGAACGAGATCCGTTGCTTCGCGGCATCTCGGCCGCCCACTGGAGCAGCTTGGCCGCCTTGCCCTCGTGTGCGGGGTTCAAGGCTGCGGCCAACGCATGTACCTGTGCGTGCCCGTTGACAGTGAGAGCGAAGAACGGCCGAGCCTCGCACGTTCGTCCATTCACTACCGCGGTACGTGCGGGTGTTACGGGTCGCACGACGCCGTCGATCCCCAGCAGAGTCAGCAGGTGCTGGGCGTCGTCGAGTAGGTCTCGGGAGACCGAACCCCATGTGACCATCGGTTGCGGCGCATTAATGTGTGTCACCGTGCCGTCGGTGTCAAGATAGCCAGCCAGGAAGGCGGCCCACGCTTTCGGTCCAGACCGCATGATCTGGCCCGGGACGAACTTGTCCCATGAATGCGTACCCAGCAGCCCCATCGGCTCCAGAATCTCGCGGACGTGGCGGGATCCATTGATCCAGGTGCAGTCCTTACGTCGCGGGTGATGCACCAGCGACGCACCAACCGACTCGCACCAGGCACCGAAGCGCTCGCAGACAGAATTCTCGACACTGCTGAATCCAATACTGTGATCGGCGCGCAGGTGGCCATTACCCACGAGGGCACCCACCGCCCACGCAGTCTCCGGATCGACCTCGCCAGTACTGGCGACGTCCGGCCCGAGCGCCACGCGCACGTAATCGCCAGGCCCGAGGTCTGACGCCGCGACCCACTCGGCGCGATCGTCAAGGGTGCCGAGCGTGCGCCCGCCCGGTGTCTTGTGTGGCCCACGGACAGCGAGATATGGATGGTTGCGCGATGTCCGCAACGACCGACCAGTCTGATCGGTCACCGTCACGGTATCCACCGGCACGGTCTTGTGGATAGCCTCGACCTCGGCTGTCATTAGGCCCTCAGCCCAGGAAACTACCCGGTCACCGGACACCATTTCGTCGGCCCGCCGCCGCGTGCCGTCGGCCAGCGTGATCAGCGTTTCGCCGACAACGCACTCGATGTACTGGGCATCGCGGGGACTGGTCGCGGCCGACACGAAGGTCATGCCGTCTTCCAGCATGGGCACACCGCCGGCCTTCTCCGAGTCACCAGTGTGTTCGGCGTGCCACATGGTCTTGAACTTCTCGCGGCCCTTGTCGCCCCACTCCGGGGCGTCCGTCGGCCGCTGAATGTAACCAGCGATGCGGGCGCCGTTGCGCCAGAGCTGTTCGCGGTAGGTGTTGGCCGCCCACTCCTCGGCCAACAGGTGGCGCAGGCTTTCGATGGGCGGTGCCCCTAGCCGGTCGTCGTCGGGGTTGTAGCCGCGAAAGTGGACGACCTGGTCGGCGTCCACGTGTATCCGACCGCGGGAACCGATGATCTCGTAACCACTGGATTCGATCCAGTCGTCGCTGTCCGGGGTTATCCGTTGTGGCCGGATGCGCCGAAGCCCGAGAGTGTTGGCACCGTCTCTGACCTTCAGCCAGTACCCGCTGTCGAAAATGCACATGTCGTGCACCAGGGCATTAATCAGCCGGTACGTGGTGGTACTGCCGTTGGGCTTGTCCAGCAGCCCGGCCAACGGATGATCGGTCAGTCGTACCCGGTCCACGTCTGACACCCTGCGGAACACGTGCAACCCAAGCTGCGCAATGTTGCGGGCCAGAAAATCGATCACGGTCCGCAACTCCGGCTGTGCCCGCCAGAGGGCGGGGTAGTCGCGGTAGTGGTTTTCTGCGATGCGCATGGTGTAGGACATCGGTGGCGCGGCGCGTTCGATCGCGAGCAGTGCACCGGAAGAGACTACGAAGGCCATGCCGTGCCTCCCTAGCCGGTGATCTGGATGAACTCGACCTGATCGCGCTCGATGACGATCTGGCCGTCCACGAAGGACGGTTCGGCGCCAGGTTCGTGCATAACGGCATTGCGCAGGATCAGCAGCGGACCGCGCTTGGCCCAGAGAATGCCAACGAACGCGCGGTCACTGTGTAGGTTGACGACAACTTTCTTGCGTACCAACGTGCGGCGGAAATCGAACACCTAGCCGACCTCCACCTCTGTGCCTGCTTCGTCGTCGTTATCCTCATACGCCGACCGGCGGGGTTTGCCGGTCACCATGGCGCGGGCCAACGCGGTTACCAGCGCGGCCACACCATCGATCTTGTCGACAGACCGGGCGCGGTCGGGTTTGACGTTGCCGGCCGGGTCCATCGCAACGGAGATGTTGTCGACCATCCAGCGCATGACCGGGTTGCCGCCGTGGCGCACCAACGGGCGCTCCGGTGTGCCCTGAAGCAGTAGCCGGTTGAGTTGTTTCATCGGCGGCGACAGCGACGCGTACCCCTGCCGGACGGTCACCATGGGCGCACCGTCGCTTTGCAGGTCGGTGACAAGTTGACTAGCATTCCACGGGTCGTATGCCAGCTCAATCACCTTGAAGGTGTCGAGGTCTTTGACGATCTGCTTGCGTACGAACGCGTAGTCGGTGACCTCGCCGGGAGTGAGCTTGAGGTATCCGAGCTTCACCCACGAGGTGGCGGCGCCACCGGTGCGGTCGTCGAGCTTGCGCAGGTTGGCCTCAGGTGTCCACATGCGCCAGATCGCGTCATAGCCGGCCTGCTGGTCAGGGAACAGCCAGCACAGCGCGGTGAGGTCGGACGTGGATGCCAGGTCGAGCCCGCCGAAAGCGTGCTTTTTTCGCAGTCGGGTCTCATCGACCAGGCCAGCGTTACGATCCCAGACCGGCAACTCGAAGTATTTCGTTTCCTGCCGGGTACGGATGCCAAGGTGTAGGCGCAGGAACCGAGCCAGGTTGACCGGGTTCTGTTGCGCCTTGGCGGCCTCATCGACCAGGAAGGCGCGAGTCGGGCTGATACCAAAGCCCGGGTTAGCCTTGCGCCACGTCGCCTCGATGAACGGGTCGTCGGTGGCGTCGGCGGCGAACACGACGCCGTACACGGTGGCCTGCTTGATGCCACCACGGGCCAGCCGCTCGATGTAATCGCGCTTGTGAGCGTAGACACTGTCCGGCCGGCCATCGTCGGCGGTGGTGATCGTGATGACCAGCGGTTGCGCGCGAGCGCCTGTGCCGGACTCGACCGCGTCCACCACGTCCGCGGTCTTGTGGACGTGTAACTCATCGATGCCGGCGGCGTGCACGTTGGCGCCGTGCAGCAGGTCGCCGATGCTGGCGGCAACCGCGAAATAGGAACCGGTGGACTGCTGCACGATCCGGGAGTTGAGCGCCCGCACGCCGGCCGACTTCAGTTCCGGTGACGACCGGGCGAGCTGCGCGGCCGGGTCGAAGCAGTGCCGCGCCTGTTCCTTGGAGCCGGCCACGGTGAGCACCTGCGCGCCGGGCTCGCCGTCGGCGAACGCGAGGACGAGAAGGAGACCCGAGAGCAGGGTCGTCTTCCCTCCCTTTCGAGCAATCTCGATATAGACACTGCGGATGATCCGCACGTACCCGTCGCCGTCTTCGGCCTTCTTCACCCAACCGAAGACCGGGGCCAGGATGTAGGCGACCTGCCACGGGTCGGGGTCGAGCGGCTTGCCGGCCCACTTGCCTTGGGTGTGGCGCAGGCACCGAAGCGCGGCAATGACCTTGTCGACCCGTTCAGCGTCGAACGTGGCGCCTCGGACGCGGTTGGGTTCCGGGGTGCGGACGGCCGGCGTGCAGTCGGGCAGCGGGTAGCCGCGGGACTCCAGGTACCACAGAACCTCGTCGGACAGTGCCGCGGCCGAGCGCGTTGCGATCTTCGCCATCAGCCCGGCCTTCCGTCGTGCAGGTCTGCGCTCCTACTAGTCAGCCGGTAGCGGCGAACGGGTTGGATGGGTGCTCGGCACCGGTGCGGCGCTCGGCGGTGATCCGTGACCGGCCCGACGGCGTAAGCCCGAACTCCTGCGCGAAGTTGCGGATGGTGGTTGCCGCGTCCCGCTGGATCTGGAGTGCGGGGTTGCGGACCAACCCGCCGTAGGCGCCCTTGATCAGAATCGAGCTTTTGGCGATGACCGCTGACGCCTTGCGGTGCGCCACGACCGCCTCGCAGTAACAGATCAGCGAGTCACGGTCGGCCGCGCTGGCAATCTTCATCGCGTCCAGCTCGCCAAGCGTGTAGTCCCAAATCTCGCGTACGTCCTGCGCGATATCCTTGGGCAGCACAGGCCGGATATCACGCGGGATCGGCTCGCTGGTGTTGATCCGGGATGTGCGGTCACCGTGCAGCAGCCGCAGCGCGGTTGGCTTCGGCGGCGGTCCGCTTCGACCTGGCATCAGTTACCCCCAAAATCATGCGGCTCGGTGCCGCCGTCGGCCAGCACCATCCACTCATCGGTGGTCGGATCGATCCGGACACCATCGGGTGGACTCTGGCCTACCTTGCGGCGCTCGGTGATGTCATCGAGCCGACCATGACCCGCAACCAGTCGACCGGTACGTTCATCGATGAGTGGCAACTCGCCGAGCCCGAATCGATCGATGGATATGCGGATGTCATCGGTGGCGTGGTGCTTCGGGTTGCGGGGTGCGGCCTGGATCGTGGCCAACGGCACGTACTCCACGCGTCGGTCGGCCAATGTCAAGACCTTTCCGCTATTGACTTCTGATCTTGGAGTCCGTCGCACAACCTGGCATCGGTCGTTTTTGGC